AGCTGAGTCAGTCCTAGATGAAACAACAAAAGCTGTCCAATCAGAAGGATGGCACTTTAACACCGAGCACGAGTATCCACTTACACCAGACGCAGTAACGCAAAAGATCACACTGCCTGGTAATACACTTAATGTGGACCTCGACCCACAAATTTATACAGACTCCGATCCTGTGCAGCGAGGGCGTAAATTGTACGACCGTAAGAACCACACGGATATATGGACGAAAGAAGTGAAAGCTTCGATAACTTTTGAATTAGACTTCGAGGAATTGCCTGAGCAGTTTAGACACTATATCACAGTGAAATCAGCTCGTATCTTTGCTAGTCGCTTTTTAGGTAACAGAGAAATAGAAGGGTTTGCGTTACGAGATGAGATTGAAGCAAAAGCTAGGGCTATTGAAAGCGACTCAGAAAATGCAGACAGAACTATCTTTGATAGCTACAGCGTACTTAGAGTATTAGATAGATAAGCGATGCCTCTGTTAGTTAACAGTGTTCCTAACCTAGCACAGGGAGTATCTCAACAACCCGACAGTCTTAGGTATCCCGGTCAATGTGACGAACAAGTCAATGCTTGGGCTACTGTTGTAGAAGGATTAGTAAAGCGTCCGAATACAAACTTTGTAAGTAAAGTAAGTACAAGCAGCGGAGCTGGTTTATTCACACACTTCGTAAAGAGAGATGAAGACAATAAGTACTGTGTTACTGTGTCTCTTGGTGGTGTAGGTGTTATTGATTTAGACAGTGGTAACAATATATCAGTAGCTACTACATCTATTGCTACTAGTTATCTCAGCGGTATCAGTAGTCCGTTAGCAGACATACGAGCACTGACAGTAGCTGACTATACATTCCTTGTTAATAAGAAGAAGGAAGTAAAGGTAGATACAAACCCAGACTTTTTATCTAAAGATATACGAGACGACAACGGTAAGTACAATGCTTTAGTGTTTGTCAAGATGGGCGACTATGAAAAGACCTACGACATAATCCTAGAAGGTAAAGAGGTACCGTATGGAGGTACAGGTCATACAAGCAACAAGACTCCTCCTGGTGGGCATACATACGAAAGTGGTACAAGTGCTCACGGAGTTAACGCAGACACAGAAGTTATAGCTGAAGATTTAGAGATAATACTAAATGCTTACTTTGGTAGTGATAAGATCGTAGCGGGTCTTAGTATGTCAGGTGGTAGCGGATTTACTCCAAGTCAAACAAGACAAGGTTCCACTGGTAGCACTGTGACTTACTCCTTTGCTATCGAACAGTTTGAAGATGACGGTAGCGGTAATCCAGACTTAGATCAAAAAGTAGGATACGGTGCTGGTGGTACACTTATTATAGGAAGTAACGGAGCTGTACAGTCTTTCCAAGTTACACACAAAGGTACAGGGTACGACAACACACAAACAACACCAGGTACTTACGATAAACCATTTGTACTTACTATCACCAAAAACACTAATTCTACATTTTGGGTTCGTCCTAAGACTATTAGAGGTAGAGGTCGTTACGAGACATCCACAAGTAAAACGGTATACACATCTTTCCCTTCTACTCCTGGCGTTGTTATGCCAACCTTTAGTCCTACTTTACCTACAAGTGCTAGTTATACAGTAGAGCGTCGAGGAGCTGTTCTAAAGATACAAGCAGATCACGACTTCTCTATACGCACAGAAGATGGATTAGCGAATGAAGGTTTAGGTGTAGCTTATAAAGAAGTAGCTAGTATAACAGACTTACCCAAGCGTTGCTTCAATGACTTTAGGGTGCGTATCAGAGGCGATGCAGATATAGATCAAGATGATTACTATGTTATCTTCGCTACTAAAGATCGTGAAGATTACGGTGAAGGTAGTTGGGTAGAGACTGTTGGATGGGATGACGGACCAGAAGCTAAGCGAGCAAGCACAGGTATAGATACTACTATTGATTATACTACTATGCCTATCACTCTTGTAGCTGATGGTTATGATGCGGTTACAGGAAAAGTAACTAGCTTCACTTTACAAGCTCCCAATGAGTACGGTAATGTCGTAGAGAACAACGGTGTTTACTACAATTTAGTAGAACCTCATATATCTGACGCTGATACTGAACCAGGTACTGGTGCTGATTGGCAAGACTACTGGGTAGTTACAACAACTGTTAGTTCAGCTAAAGCTTGGAGTACCAATGTACAGTATGTAGAAAGAGCTGTAGGGTACGGACAAAGGAACGCTGGAGACAACGGAACCAATCCATTCCCGTCTTTTGTAGGTAGTACCATCAACGATGTATTCTTCTTTAAGAACCGTTTAGGATTCCTCACAGATAGTAATGTTATCTTTAGTGAAGCAGATGAGTACTTTAACTTCTTCCGTACTACTACACAGCAGTTGTTAGATAGTGCTCCGATAGATGTAGGACTTAGTCACACTAAAGTAGCAGTTCTGCAATACGCTAAAGCATTCCAAGAGAAGCTGATGTTGTTCAGTGACTCTAGTCAGTTTGTACTTAGAGGAGCAGATGTGTTATCACCTAAGACGGTAGCTATATCACCAGTCAGTGAGTACGATACAACAGATAATGTTGAACCGTTAGTACTAGGCAACTACATCTACTTTCCGTTTAATCGGGACAAGTACGTTGGTATGTACGAATACTATGTAGATAGTAACACTGAGGTATTTGAAGCACAGGAAATAACAGAGCATGTATCTAAGTATATACCGTCTTCTGTTAGGATGATGGCTGGTTCTACTACCCAGAATACAGTGCTTGTACAATCACTATCTGAACAAAGTTCTTTGTATGTTTATAAATACTTCTGGAGTGGCAAGGAAAAGATACAAAGTGCTTGGCAGAAGTTTACTCTTGGTGGTACTAGTGCTATCAGAGGCTTTGATTTTGTAGATAGTACATTGTATTTATTGATAGATCACAACAGTGAGTTATACCTAGAGAAGTTAATACTAGAAGAAGGATATGTAGATAAAGGCGACGGAGCTTCGCTAGGTGAGTATTTCGGATGGGATTCTGCTTACCCAATACTATTGGATTGTAATACATCTTACTTTGAGGGTGTCACACATCAGTACGACGCTGTTAACAATGTTACTACTTTATCTAATATACCACTGCCTGTATCAGCTGATGATGTTACTAATGATGTAATTCAAGTGTGGAGTAAGTACGGTCGTAAGTATAACTTTACTAGGGTAGACGATTCTACGATTACTATAGAAGGTCAATTGTACGATTATGTTACTTATAACGGTACGATCTATAAATGTAATCTTAGCCACGACTCAGGAGTTAGGGACAAAGGGACACACCTAGTTGACAATTATAAACCAGACGGTTCATTCGGTAGTACTGTTTGGTCTACACTAACAGGTGACGAAGCAGCTAGAGTAACTACAGCACCAGAGTGGCAACAAGATGTATGGTACGAAGGATACGAGAACTTTGTTATAGGGTATACATACAATATGTTGTACAAGTTCTCCGATCAGACACTGAAGCAACCTACTGAAAAAGGAGGACGCAGTGCATCTAACTACACATACCAGACACTTAGAACAGGTAGCTTGAACTACGCTGATACCGGATTCTTTCAAGTAGAAGTAACACCTAAACACAGAGACAGTTACTACTATCCATTTAACTCTAACTTACTGGGAGAAGGAGCACTGGTTAATAAGTTCACTCCACAAGACGGACACTTCAGATTCCCTATACAAGCACAGCCTGGTCAAGTAGATATAGAGATTACAAGTAGTTCTGCCTTGCCTGTTAAGCTGTTAGGTGCAGAGTTTGAATCGATGATAATACCGAGGACTAGAAGATATGGAGCTTAGAATAGATGAAGCACAACTTGATATGGATGCTCCTGATCTGTATGAGGACTTACGGGAGGAAGATATGTTAGAGATTCTTGGATTGATGCACCACCCTAGAGATGCTGTGTATATGTCGTACGCTACATCCAGCAAGTGCTACAGTGTAAAAGATGAAAGCAACTATCTATACTGCTCATTTGGAGTAGCTCCTATCAACGGTACTAATATCGGAAGTGCTTGGTTATTAGGTACTAGAAGATTACCAAAGATTAAGAAGTTCTTCTTACAACACTCTAAGGAGCGGATGCAGGAACTACTGAATGGATTTGATTACTTAACTAACTTTGTTATGCGTACTAACACACTGAGCATTAGATGGTTGGAGTGGTTAGGTGCTGAGTTTAACGATTGTCAGTACGATAACTATCTGTCATTTATATTAGAGAGGAAGTAATTGTTATGTGTTTTCCAGGATTACCAGCAGTAATGGCAGGGCTAGCAGTAGCCTCTGGGGGTGCTCAGTATTTAGGTGCTAGGCAACAAGCTAAACAACAAGAGAGATACCAACGACAAGCACAAGCAGCAGAACGGTTACGATTCCAACAAGAACAAACTTCGATGCGTATGCGTCAAGCACAGGAGCAGGAAGCTGTTGGACGGGAACTTGAACAAGTCAGTCGTAAATCACAAGCAGCACTTGCGAGAGCTAGAGTATCCGCTGGAGAAGCTGGTGTGGCAGGTGCGTCCGTTCAAGCTTTGATGAGTGACTATATGAGACAGGAAGCTGGGTACAGAGCTGCGTTGTTAAGACAACAAGAGATGGGCGGTTTAGCTACAGGACTCGGACTTGAACAAGCAGGGTTTGCTACGAGACAGCGTCAGATCGGAATAGCTCAACCAATCAGTAGACCGAATGTACTTGGTTCGTTGTTACAAACTGGAACGGCTGCTCTTGGGGCTTATGGTGCAGGACTTCAGATACAAAGTATGGCTGGAGGTGTGCCTTCAATACCAACAGGTTCAGTACCTACGGTAGATGCTAGAGGTCTTCCTCAGTACACTATTTAATTATGGCTAGAGAACGAGTACAAGTACAAGGACTAGGGGATGTTGCTCCTGGTATTCAGCCTACCATTCAACGAGCAGGTCAGTACGGCATTCAGGTGCAACGAGCTGGTCGTAATAAGTTGATGGATTTAGCGGATGCTTTGTCACAGGTTAATCCTATGCTACAGCAGTACGGACAAGTAGCGGAACAAGAA